TAAATAGACAACTCTTGATGTAGTTCGATAAGCCACATCTATGACATCTTTTGAAATATCAGATCCTACGAAAAATTTATACATTACAACTAGTTTTTAATTGCAGATCAACACTAATACCTTTAATAGGCCTTAATGCCTAAATTTCTACTTGGTGCTAAATCTGTAAATAGCGGAGGACTAATTCGGTGAATAAGACTACTCTCTTAGATCTCCCATAGGTCACCTCCGCTTTTTTATTTGTTAACATGATTATGTTAAGTTCACAAAAAGAAAAAGAACCAAAAAGAAAACTATAGTTATCCTTCTAATCCTTTGGATTTGTAGGTTAACTACTTTTGATCCCCTTGGGATCGTAGTAGAAAACTACGTGAACAAAGTTACAAGAAAATTTTTATAAAGTCAATAGTTTGGAGAAAATTTTATAAACAAATTTCAATAAGCCCAGTTAAGTACAGGTATAAGGTAAATAAAAAAGGATAAATGTTTTATTATTATTAATTTATTTATTAACTTTGCTTCAGTTTAAAATTTAATCTTATGAAAACATTACTTATATTTTTATTCAGTATAACAGTAGGATTTGCACAAACTAATGACACAGTATATTATTACTATGATGGAAATAATAAAATTTTAGACCTAAAGAAATTAGGTCCTAAAGATGAAATTGTGTTACCTATATACAAAGGGAGGTACTTTTATGACGAGAAGAGTAAAAAGTATATTGAGGTTAGATGTAGATTAGAAGAGTCACAAACCATAAAAAGAAATTACTATGATCATAGAGTTTAAGCATGTAAGAACTAGCCTAGAAGAAGAGCATGAGAGATATATAAAAGCAGAACTCCAAGGAGAAACTTCTGTTCCTTTCCAGAGAGAGGATGATTATATAGCCCCTTTCTTTTTAGAAATGGATGATGTTTTAGATTTTGTAGAAGGTACAATATGGTGGAATGATCAAAATCTACCTTGTGTATATGTGAGAAGACATTCTGAAAGTATAACATGTAATATACTAATATCTGGAGTTAAGTTTAAGGAATTACTAGAGAAGGTCAGAAACATTCAAATAAAAACAGCAGAAGAAATATTAAATGAGTAGATATGAAGTTAATACAACAAGTACTAAACCTGGAGCAAAGGGATTATTACAAAAAGCATCTTGCTATAATCAATTGTTTGCTGCCTACATATCTAACTGAAAAGGAGATTGAAGTTCTTGCAGCTTTTATGTCACTAGAGAAGAACATAACAGACGAAGATATGTTCAATACAGTAGCTAGAAAGAAAGTAAGGGCAGCATTAACTTTATCACCAGGGGGGTTAGGTAATCATTTAAAATCTATGATCAGAAAAAAAGTTATAGATAAAAATGAAATAACAAACAAATTAACAATTAAAGGTTTTATCTTTCCAGAAGAAAAGAGTCAAGGATACCAAATAAAAATAATCAAAAATGAGTCTAAGTAAAAAGAATCCAAATTTAATAGTAGCAAGAACATTACTACTAGAACAACTAAGAAAAATTGATCCAATTAAAATTGGAGAAGTTACTCCAAATTTTGTTTTAATTTATGATGAAGTTCCTTATGGAGAGACTGAATCAAAAGAAGTGACAGAAGTAAATTGGGAATATGCATTGTTTGATGCAACAGACCATGAGTATCAAAAACTCTTCGATACTTTACTAAAGAAAAAAGAAACTCCTAAAAAAGAGAAAGAAGCAGTATAGTATGAAACTAGAGAATGCCGAATTAATACAAGAATTTTATAATCAAGAGAAACATAAGTATCCTGATCTAACACTAGAGCAGTTTAAAGAAGTTTGTTTTGGTCCTTGGAGATTTGTAAAAACTCAAATGGAATCTGGAGAGTTACCTGAAGTCAGATTAAAATACTTCGGTACTTTCCAGGTGTATGAAGGAAGAGCAAAACACATGCTAGAGAATTTAAAGAAAAGGTTTAAGTTTCATAAAATAGAAGCTAAGCAATACTTTAGATTAAAGGAGATGCTAGAAAAATTTTTAAATGGGAAACAAAGTAACAATTAAAAACATAGTAGACTACATTCAAGGTAATATAAGATATAAGTTATATTACTCTAGGTTTTACTGGATGATTTCGAGTTGTGTCTTACATCAGATAGAAGTAAGAATAAACTCTATGAACAAAACATGTTATAGTCAAGGTTCATGTATTATGTGTGGTTGTAAGACTACTGCATTACAAATGTCTAACAAATCTTGTGATAACCCTTGTTATCCTAGAATGTTAACTAAAAAAGAACTAGAGTCTATAAAAGATGGACCTCTTTTTGTAGATTCTGTTTGTTGGCAATTAAAAAATAATACATTTATCAAATATGAACAACTGGAAAACGAAGCATAAGAATGTCGGAACTATAAATGTAGGACAGAGACAAATAATAAAATTTCACGCCACAAAAGAATTAGCTAAGATTATAAATCTTTCTTCTTCTTGTGGTTGTAGTAAACCTAATTATGATAAGAAGACACGAACACTAAATGTATCTTATAATCCAGGTTCAGTACCAAAACATTTGAAAGCTCAAGGATGGTATAACACTACTAAAAAAATAACTATTACTTACAACGATGGAACTCAAGACATACTTTAAAAACAAATGTAAAAGCTTATACTTCTAAGCAATTACTCCATAAAGCTAGTTCTGTAGAAAACTTTAAAGGTTTTCCTCCTAACTATTGGATATTAGGTGTTCAATCTATAGAAGATGGCTATAATGTATTTGATGATAAATTTTACTTATTTAGAGGTAAGAGATTTATCAAAGTTATATCAGGAACAACTAATGCTGGAACAACAGGATTAAAGAACTATAATAGATATAATAAAAAAGGAGTGGCTGTCATTAAGACTAATGAATGGTATCATGGTCTTTGGAAATTTGGATACCATAAAGGCAAAATGCCAGCTCTGAAACAAATAAGACCTATAAAGTATTTCAGAGATTGGAATAAAAACAATTTTGCAGAGCAGTTAGGAAAAATGTATGAAGGTATTATTGGTATAAATTTCCATACAGTTTTATATGACAAGAAACTTTCTTTTTGGAGAAAACTAATAGGAGGTTGGTCTGTAGGTTGCCAAGTAGCTAATCATGTTGGAGATTACTATTACATATTGAATAAAGTAAGAAAACAAAAATTTGTAACTTATTGTCTAATTAAAGAATTTTAATATGATAGGAGACTTGATACTTTTTTTTAAAAAAATTTATAAACAACAAATTTGCATACATGATTATAAGCCTGATAGAATAGCAATTATTACAGGGTTATCTAGTAAAAGAGTGTGTGTAAAATGTAATAAAACAGAATAACATGGCATTTTTATTTAACGTAGAAGGTAAAGCTGTATTTCCAAATACAGAAACATTACTCTTACATCCATACAAAGAGATATGGGAAAGAGATAAAACTAAGAATAAAGAAAATGCTTTAGAGGAATTAGCATACATAGAGTTTATGACCTCTATGAAAAAAACTAATCCTTATAGGCAATATCCTGAAGAAAGAAAACATGATGTAATTATGTCAGAAGTTATAAGTCAGATTGATTGGCAACCTGATGATCTTGTGATAGAAGCAATAGAAAAGCTTATTGATTTTCAAAGAAATGCATCTACCACTTATAATTATTACATGTCTGCTAAAGTGGCTGCTGAAAAAATGCAGGAATTTTTTAATACAGTAGATATTAATGAAAGAAATTTCAAGTCTGGAAATCCTATTTATAAACCAGGAGATATTACTAGAGCTTTAAATGATACAGAAAAAGTACTAGGGAATCTTAAAGGTCTGGAAAAGAAAGTAGAAGAAGAATTATATGAGGAAGCTAGAACTAAAGGGGGGAAACAAATAAGTCCTTTTGCAAATAGAAACAGTTTAAAATAGATGGTAGATCAAACTGCATACGAAGAAGGTAAATTAAATTCTATTAGAAATTCTGATGGTATTTGGATTAACACACAAGTATTTAGAGAAGACGCTTTAAGATTCTTAAAGAAAGGTTACTATACACCTGATCCTTGGGGTTCTCCTGCTTGGTATGATTACTGGGTAGAACAAAGAAGAAGATGTATAGAAGGACATCGTATAGGAGGAGTGAAAGTTACAGGAGAACATTACTTCTATTTAAATTTTCTTCAAATCAAATTAACAGAAGACCCTAGTAATCCTAAGTCCAGAAAGATTACAACTTTTCCTGATTTTTGGGATGGAGATTTTAATTATTTTTGGGTTAGACATATTGCAAAAGAAGGTATAATACATGGGTTAGTAGATGATGAAGAAGAGAAAAAAAGAATATTAAGTTTGGAAGATATTCATCAGATACCTGAATTAGAAAGATTGTACAATAGTTTACAGTTAGAAGCTAAAATTCCTTCTCATACTATGGTGAAAGGGATGAAGGGAGATAAAATTATAAAACATAATCTAAAAGGAGGTTTTAATATTATTGTTGGAAAGTCTAGGCGTAAAGGTTATTCTTACAAGTCTGCTGCAATTGCTGCTAACAATTATTTCACTAAACCTGATTCTTATACAGTTTTTGGTGCTTATGAAAAAAAATTCTTATATCCTAAAGGACTTTTTACTATGGCTAAGAATAACATAACTTTTATAAATGATAATACAGCATGGGCAATGCCCTCTGATTATGTTAATAAACAAGATCATGTTAGAGCTAGTTATAAAGAAGTAAAAAATGGAATAGAACTTGAAAAAGGTTTTATGTCTGAAATTCAAGCTCTTACATTCAAAGATAATCCAGATGCAGCCAGAGGTAAAGATGCTGAAGATATTTTCTTTGAAGAATCAGGAGCTTTTGGTACACCTGGTCTTTTAAAACAATCTTATGTAGCAACTCAGGATTGTGTAATGGATGGTGTGATCAAGACAGGAATGATAACTTTATTCGGAACTTCTGGAGATATGGGAGGGGGTACAGCAGATTATGCAGATATGTTTAATAGACCAGATGCCTTTGGATTATTACCTTTTAGTAATATATGGGATAAAGATTCTATTGACACTACTTGTGGATTTTTCCATCCAATAAATTGGAATCTTCCAGGGTTTTATGATAAGCAAGGAAATTCTGATTATGAATTAGCAAAAAATATAGAGCTTAATGAAAGAGCTTTACTGAAAAAACATGGAGCTACTTCTACAGAACTTCAAAAAAGATTACAAGAAAAACCTTTAGGTCCTGCTGAAGCTTTTGCTACAGTGACCATGAACAATTTTCCTGTAGTTGAACTAAAACAACAACTACAAAAAGTCAAGACTAGAAAATTACAATTCACAAAAGGTACACCTATAAAATTTGTAAGAGAAGATGGTGAGCTTCAAGGAGTTCCTATTTTAGATGGTAAAACAGAACCTATTACAAGTTTATACAACTTGCCTACAGATAAAAGAGGATGCCCAGTTATATATGAATATCCTGTACCCAATGCTCCAAAAGGTTTATACAAGATTGGATATGACCCTATTAGACAAGATGAAGGTAGTTCTTTAGCTGGTATAACTGTATATAAAGGTGTGCATACTGGTACACAATACCACAGTATTTTAGTTGCAGAATACATTGGAAGATTAGAGTCTCCAGATGATATAGATAGAATGTCAGCATTTTTTGCAGAATTTTACAATACTCAAACAATGCATGAAAATGAAGTTACAGGAGTAAAAAACTATTATAGAAGAAACAAAATTCTACATTTACTTGCTCATCAACCTGATGAAGTAATTTCTAAAAATATAAAAAAATCCAAAGTAGCTAGAGTGTATGGTTGCCACATGTCTCCAGCTTTAAAAGATGCAGGAGAAAGATACGTAAAAGATTGGTTACTTACTGTTTTGGATTATGATGAAAATGGTAATCCAGTTTTAGTAATAGATAGAATATACTCTATTAGGTTATTAGAAGAGTTGATTGCTTATAATAGAAAAGGTAATTTTGACCTTGTATCTTCTTTGTTTATGTGTATGTTTCAAGTACAAGAGGAAGCAATTGGAAAAACTCATAATAAAGAAGAAGAAAATAAAAATGCAAAAAAATTGCTTCAAATGATTGATAAGATGTATAAAAAGAATTAAATTTGTATATTTGCTAAATAGCTTTAAAAGAATGCGTAAAACTAAACAGAACCAAAGGATAAGTAGTAGTAAGAAAAATGCTAAGAAAAAAGCTTGGTATAAAGAGCAAGCAGATTTGCTTGACTTTGAACACATAGATGTTGATACTGGCTATTATGGTAGTAAAGGAGGTAACAATTCTGAAACTAAAAGAATGAAGGTCAATTATGATCTTTTTAATAATATCTTAGACCTTTCTGACTTTGAATATGTTTGTAAACCTTTTGGAGCTGAAGCAGGAGAACTTCCTGCAAAAATGGTAAACAGAGATATTGTCTCTGGAAAAATAAAAGCTGTTTTAGGAATGGAAATGAAAAGAGCTTCCTCTTGGAAAGTTCTTGCTACCAATTCTGAAGCTACTACAAGAAAAGAACAAGAAGAGTTTGGGAGAATTAGAGAGTATGTAATCTCTCAAACAATGAAGCCAATCAGAGAACAGATTGAATTAAAATACCAAGAACAACTACAAGGAGGACAACTAAGTGAGCAACAAGTAGCTCAGATTAAAGAACAAATTGAGCAAGAGACTAAAGCTCAAACTCCAGATGCTGTAAAAAAATACATGCAAAGAGAACATCAAGACCCTGCTGAAGTTTTATCGCACCAACTTTTAGAATACCTTATACAAAAATGTAATGTAAAAAGAAAATTTAATAAAGCTTTCAAGCATGCTTTATTATCTGCAAAAGGTGTGATGTATGTTGGAATCTTAAATGGAGAACCTGAAATATGGAATGTAAACTCTATGAGATTTAATTGTGATAAATCTCCTGATGAAGAATTTGTAGAAGATGGAGAATGGGCAACTTGTGAATATAGAATGACACCTTCAGAAATAGTAAAATATTTTGGAGATGAACTAAGTCAAGATGATATTGACATGATTTATGAATCATGGTCAGGACACAGAAATGATTATGATGATTTGGACTTTTTTGCTCTTGATGAAACTAATAATGACTATGATAATAATAGTACTATTAGAATTATTCATTGTACTTGGAAATCTTTGAGAAAAATTGGTTTCTTAACTTATGAAGATGAAAATGGTCAGGAACAAATGACTATGGTGGATGAGAAGTACAAAATAGATTTAGATGGTGGAGATATAAAGATAGAATGGGAATGGATACCAGAAGTTTATGAAACCTGGAAAATAAAAGTTGCAGAACCTATCTATGTAAATATGAGACCTATTCCTGGTCAATTTAAAGATTTAGATAACTTATACTATTGTAAACTTCCTTACTATGGAGTTATATATGATAATATGAACTCTCAGGAAACAGCACTAATGGATAGATTGAAGATGTATCAATACTACTTCAATATTCTTAACTACAGGTTTGAACTGTTAGCTGCTTCAGATAAAGGAAAGAAAGTATTAATGAATATAAATGCTGTTCCAGATAGTGCTGGTATTGACATAGAAAAGTGGCAATACTTTATGGAATCTACACCTTATATGTGGTATGATCCTAATGAAGAAGGAAAAGGATATCAAGATGCAAATACAGTTGCTAAAGTTATTGATCTATCTTATGCTGGACAAATGAATCAGTATATTGAGATGATGGAATATATCAGAACTCAATGTGGTAGAAGTGTAGGTATTACTGATGCTGTAGAAGGACAAATTTCTGCTAATGAATCAGTAAGAAATTCTCAACAAAATTTAATACAGACTTCTAATATTTTAGAACCTTATTTTGAGCTTCATAGTCACATGAAGAAAAATGTTTTACAAGCTTTGATAGAAACAGCTAAAATTGCATACTCTCAAAAACAACCTAAAAAATTGAGTTACTTCTTAGATGACATGTCTGTAGAAACCTTTAAATTAGATATTGGTTTATTAGATAACTCTACATTAGGAGTCTTTGTTGAAAATTCTTCTAAAGCTGAAGAAGTAATGAATACTATTAGACAACTAGCTCATGCTGCAATGCAATCTCAAAAAGCTGAATTATCTGATGTAATATCACTTATGAAACAAGATGGTATAGTAGAAGCTGAAGAAGCTTTAAGAGCAGCAGAACAAAACAGAAGAGAGTTTGATCAAGCTCAAAATAAAGCTCAAATGGATGCTGCTGCTGAAGAAGCAGAAAAAGTAAGACAACGTGAAAGAGAGAAATTTGAAGAAGAAAAAAAATTAATTGTTCTTAAAGAAGAAGAGAAGAGAAAAACAGAAATCATAAAAGGTGGTCTAGTTGCTGCATCATTTAACCCTGATCAAGACAAAGATCAAGATGGTGTTAATGACTTTATAGAAATAGCTAGACATGGATTAGAGGCTGATATAAAACAATCTCAACAACAACTAGAAAGAGAAAAATTTCAACATCAAAAAGAGGTAGATAATAAGAAATTACAACTTGATGATAAGAAATTAGATAATGAAAAAGCAAAATTGAAAGCTGCTCAAGTCAAAAACACTCCTCAAACATAAAAACGCTATTAGCCATAAATTTTATAATTTTAATATTTAAACTTGAATTTTATTAATATTTAATCTTAAATTTGTATTCAAATGGATAACAAAGGAAATAATACAACAAATTTAAACAGCCTAGATGAATTCCAAGGATGGGATGACATGGCTAGTGAACAAGACTTTTTTAGTAATGATCTTCAGGATCAAGACTCAACTGATGTCAATGATGTAATGCAACAAGTATCAAAGGATGCTATAAGCAATGATTCAGATGACAATGATGATTTAGATGAAGATAAGAAGAATGAACAAAAAGAGCAAAGTCTTTTTGATGCTCAAGATGATGACGAAGATAATGATTCTAATGACTTATCTGATTTGAATGAAGATGGTGGTGAGGACCGAGAGGAGGATGAAGAAGATGATTCTTTAACTAACAGTCCAAATATTTCTACTTTAAACTTTTTGAAGGATAAAGGTTATATAGATTTTGAACTGGAAGAAGATGAAGAATTAACAGAGGAGAAGGCTGAAGAACTAATTGAAGATAAATTTGATGAAGCTATTGAAACTAGAATAGAAGAATTATTTGGAAGTCTTCCTGATGTTGTAAAACAAATAAACAAGTATGCTATTGAAGGGGGAGATGTAAATGCTTTCTTTAATAATATGGCAAAAAGTAGTAGTGTTAAAATTACTGCTGATTTAGATATTGAAGAAGAATCAAACCAAGAACTTGTAACAAGAGAAATCTTAGAACAAGAAGGGTATGACTCTGACTATATAGATACTCAAATTGAATTTCTAAAAGATTCAGGAAAATTAAAAATGTTTTCTGAAAAGAAATTCAATAAGTGGAAAACAACAAATAAAGCCCAACAAGAAGCTTTAGTTAAATCACAAGAGGAGTTTAACAAAAAACAAAAACAGTCTATTAGAGAAGCTAAGAAAAAGATTTCTTCATTTATTTCAGAGAATGAAGAAGTAGGAGGAATTACATTTAATAAGAAAGATAAAAAAGATTTACCTTCTTATATGAATGACAGAACTATTAAATTGCAGAATGGAAATACTATTAGTCAAATGCAAAAAGAATTGTTCTATGATCTTCCAAAAAATGAAGAAGCATTTATGCAACTTGCAGTTTTAATCAAAAATCGGAATGAAGATGGTACTTTTAATTTTGACAGTATCATAAAAAATACAGAGACAAAGGTAGTTAAGAAAGTAAAAGATAATGTAAGAAGAAGTAAGACTAGTATTCCAAATAAATCCAAAAACAGTAGAAAAAGCTCAAACAGGAGTTTAGCTGATTTTTTTAACAATTAAAAATTAATTAATTATGGCACAAACTATTAACAAGTTACAAGTCAGACAAGCAAGATTTGATTCAAAAAGAATGACAGATTTGAATCATTGGAGCAAAAATTTGGCATTGAAACCGACTGTTTTTGAAGCACCACAAAGAGCCTTGTTTGCTTCAAAAACTAACAACTTAAACCTTTCTTCAGGAAATATCTTAGAAGGTATTTTTGGACTAGGTAAAACTAAGTACATTGATGATCTTAACTGGTCATGGAAAATGAGAGTAAAAGGATACCGTCCTATTACAATCTTAGAAAATAGAACTGCTGGAACTACTCCAGGGAAATATCGTCAAAAAATCAAAGTCTTAGTTGATTGTGATTTGGCTGCTATTGGTGAAACTTGGTCTCCAGGTTCTTCTGATAAGTCTCAAGTAGTTACTGTAGTAGACAAAGTTAAAGATGGTAGAGGTTATCTTTACACTCTTCAAACTTACACAGAAGGTCCTGAACATTTTATCAGACCAGATTATCTTGCACCTGGAACTAAATGGACCAGATTTTATACAATGCGAGGTGAAGCTGCTGAAAGTGGTGGACATATTGAAGGATTTACTAATGTAGAGTATAAAAATCAATTAGTAAAACTTCGTAAAGAGTACAAAGTAACTGATTTTGCATCTCAAGCAGTATTAGATATTGCTTTCCAAGATGAGAATGGTAAAGTTTATCGTTCTTGGATGGATATGCAAGAAGCAGAATACCACATGGCTATGAACAAAGAATTAGCTATGAGTGCAATGTATTCTCGTTTAGGTGATCAACCTCTTATTGATCCTGATAGTGGATACCCAATTAATCCTGGAGCTGGTATGCAGCAACAAATTGGATTTGGTGGGAATGTAGAAAGATATACTACTTTATCTGCTGAATTGATTGAAGCATTCTTTGATAGAATTGTTTATTCAAGAATTAGTCCTGGTGATCTAGGAGAAGTTGTAGGTTTCTCTGGACACTATGGAATGAAGGAATTTGCTAAAGCATTAGATGTATGGTCTGGTGGTAAAGCTATTGTAAGAGAAAGTTCTACTTTTATCAGAGAAGATAGAGAAGGTGTTCATAAGCATTCTTTGAGAGCTGGATACCAGTACACTCTTTATGATCTTCCAAATGGAGGTAGCTTTAAATTGATTCACAATCCACTTAATGATGACAAGTCTATCCACAGAGATATTGATCCATTAACAGGGTATCCATTAGAATCTCAACGTATTACTATCCTTGATGTAACTGGAGGTAATGGAAGTTCTATTAATCCTAAAGATAACATTTGTCTTGTAAGAAAGAACAAAGTTTATGGAACAACTGTAGTTGATGGAAGATATGGTCCAGGTGGAATGATCTCTAAGAATCCTAAACATTCAGGAGATTTCTACCGAGTAGATATTTCTGATAGTATTGGAGTTCAAATTACTGATCCTACTGTAACAGGAGAATTAGTAAAAACAGTAAATCAATAAACAAATAAAATAAAAATTAAGTATTTATTATGGTAAGTAAAGATTTGAAAATAGAAATCAGACCAATTCCAGATAGAAATGGCATTAAAGCTTTTTCTGAGAATTTGGAATATTTTTCACAAGCTCATATTCTTGCTCCTTTTGTTAATCCTGTATCATTAAAATATGATACAGGACTTAACAAGAGTGATGTAGAATTTTTAGAAGAAGAAAAATTTCCTTATAACTTAGATAACAATTATAAAAAAGGTGAGCCACATGAATTTTGGGAAAGTTCACAAGTAAAGGTAGAATTAAAGAATAGTCCAATCTTCTTGTTTCCTGGTAAAAGTCTTATTGATTTTGTAAAATGGAAATATTTGTTAGTAAATAATTATATTTACAACTCTGAAGAAGAGATGAAATCAGGTACTAAACCACAAGCCACTCATTACATTTATAATCAAAATGAAGAAACTGAGTTAAGAGCTACTGAATTAGAGAAACGTAACTCTTTGATCAAAAAAGTTTCTAATCTTTCTTTAAAAAGAAAAAGAGATATTATTCTTATTATTGAAAATGAAAGTACTGATAATAAGAATGAAAACTATTTGACTGTAGCATTTGAGGATATTATGAGAGATAAAGATAAAGTTTCACAACTTACTCTACTTTTAGAAAAAGATGTAGAAGATGTATCTTTGTCAGCAGAAATAAAATCAGCTATACAGAAAAATGTTTTGAGAAAAACTAAAAAAGGTGTATTTTATTTTGAAACTAATTTAGGATTCTCTGAAGAGGATGTTAAAGAGTTTTTAAGTAAAGATGAAAACCAAGAAATATTATTAAACATTAAATCCAAAATTGATTAATTATGAAACATACATTGTCCTATAACAGACAGCTTTTTAATGTAAAAGCAATTGCAGCAGCAGGATTGACTCCTGAAGCTATTCCTGAAGGAGAATTTGCAATTGTGGATGAAGCAACTGATTTGACTGTACTTCCAGCAGATTTTGCAGCTTTACCTGACAATTTCAGATTCGTTTCTAAACTTAACGGGAAAGTCTACTACAGCTTTGATTGTATAGACAAAACTAAAATTCTTGCTCAAAAAGCAAAAGAATACCAAGCACAAGATGTAAATATCTGGAGTGGTATTATTGAAAATTGTGATTGTACAAAAAGTGTACAACTAAAAGTTAACATTGATGAAGATTCATTGATTAGACGAGATGGTTTAACATGGGCGCATAAAGACTTTGTTGTAGAGCTTTCTCCTAAAGAGTTGGCATGCTTATGTGATTGCTCTGGTAATGGAGTATATGAAAATCATGTGATGACTAAACTTTTATTTGAAAAAGTACAAGCTTTGAATTCTCCTTTTTATGAGGCAGAAGTTCAAGATGAAAGTGGAAATGTATTAGCTGATTCAGCAGCCATTCAAGCATTTATTGATGCTGGACAAACTGCAAATACTGATGATGATGATACAAATGACAC